CCCCACCATCCGCAAGACCGGCACCTACACACAGCAAGCAGCCCCGCAATTCTACGTCCCGCAGACGATGGGCGAAGCACTGCGCCTCGCAGCCGACCTCAGCGACCAGAACGCGGTCCTGGTTCAGAAAGTCGAGGCCGACGCGCCCAAGGTCGCATTTGCTGAACACGTTGAGGCTGCACAGAATAGCATCACGTTCAACCGCTTCGCCAAAATCCTCCATGCCGAAGGGCTGAACATCGGTGAGTTTCGTTTGACTGACTGGCTCCGACGCGCCGGATATCTCATGTTCTCCAACCTGCCGTATCAGAAATACCTTTCTGCCGGGTACTTTGAGGTGATCGAGAAGACGTATCTCAGGAATGGGCTGGACCGCTCGTACACTCAAACGCTCATCACCGGCAAGGGGCAGATTGCCATCGCTGATCATATCCTTCAGGTCTACCCGGAAGTACAGCAGGTTAGGAGGAAGTCGGTACGCAAGGAAGTGGCACAGGAACTGGCGGTGCAGTGATGCTTAAATCCTTCGCCATCTACCTAACCATTTTCGCCATGCTGTCCATCTGCATCCCCTTCGCAATGGTGCAGCTTGCCGAGTCCCTGCCGCCGACGCAGGCGGAAATCGCAAACAATCAATCGAGGTGATGACATGGGATGGTGTTCAGCTACGTATATTTTTGATCAGGTTGTAAAAGCCCTTAAGGAGGACGGCGATAAGAAAGATGCCATCACGCAGTTAATCGTCGCGCTTGAGGATGGAGACTGGGATTGCCAGGCGGACTCCGACTATTACGACGATCCAGAGATACAAGAGATATTCAAGGAATTGCACCCTAATTGGTTTGAGGATGAAGAATAAAACACAAGGAGAATGACAATGTTTGAACTGAACATGAACCCAGCCCGTCTTGAGCGTGAAAGTTACGAAGCATATCAGACCCGGCGCAAGAAGGTAGCGGCAGCGACCAAGCACAAGCTTGCCGGTCAAGTCGTGCATGTATCGTGTGTGCTGCAAAAGATTACCCTCCCCAGCGGCAGGGAACAGGTTGTCAAGGTCAGGGTGAACGGGCCGTACATCATCCCCGGCAAGCACAGACCGCGACCATCCAAGGCGCAGAAAAAGGCGGCGAGGAAGACCTTCACGGCGTACAGACTCGCAATGCAACAGGCAACTAACTCGTAGGCAAAGGAGAGTGAAATGGCAAAGGCAAAGCGTGAGAAGAGGCGAGTCAGCAGGCGGGACCGTATCATCATCCTGCGGACTTTGCCAAACCCAACCTTTTTCGAGCGTAACATTCAAAGCGTAAAGGGAGCGCGACCATGATCTGCAAAATTTACGACCCGAAGACCAATCGTCCCACGTTCAGCCCCACTCCGCGCAACGAGTGGGTGCCGCTCTACCCAGTGTATAAGTCATCGCAGAAGTACAAGGACAGCCTGACATGGCATTACCTGTTTGAGTGTCGGCATTGCGGGACCGAGATCATCCACCCGCTTGGTTCTGGTGTGCCGAAAATCTGCGAGTGCTTGAAGAAGCGGCATAGTAAGACCGCAGAGAAATTCGACAAGTCCCGGTCGGCCCCGATCAACATCAAATGCACCAACTGCGGCGGGTGGTATTGGACGACGAAGCAGAAGAAGGGCAACACTACCCGGCATTACTGTTCAGAGGAATGCAAGAAGGAATACGCGGTGAAGTGCCGACCTACAGCAGAGTGGCTGGCACTCTCTAACAAGGTTAGGGATAGCAGACTGAAAACACTCCCTAAACCTGGAATCTACGACAGTCCCTACAGGGCAAGCGTTATCGACAACGTGCTAGGAGTCTGATTATGACCAGATGCGAAACCTGCAAAAATCAACGGGCGGATTCAATAATGTACATCAAGGAAGACGGTGCGGCAGTGTGCATCCATTGCCTCCATGCCGACGAGAAGGTGGAGAAGATGAAGACACCTGACCAGCGCAACGCTGAACTTGTCGATGCGATTAAGAGGACGATTACAAACCTCAAGTCGGCACAGGAGTCGAACCCTCGGCGCATTCCCGGCAAGTCTCCTGGTTCCAAGGGAAACCTCAAGCGGCACTTGGAATTAATCGACCAGTATTTGTACATCGCTGTGTCTGAACTGACGAGGGCAATCTCATGAGCATCATAGCACTCGACCCCGGCACATTGCAAACCGGATATGTCATCATGGACGGTCTGGATGTTATTGAGCATGGGATCGTTAATAATGACGAGATGCTGGCCATGTTGTTCACGGTTTGCAATGACACGCCAATCTCTGCCCCCCGGTATTGTAACCAAATGGCCTACGAAATGATAGCATCATACGGAATGCCAGTTGGCGCGGAGGTGTTCGATACATGCATCTGGATTGGCAGGTTCCTTGAAATGTTTGGGGCGAACGTCTGTACTCCGGTCTTCCGCAGAGACGTAAAGTCAGCACTATGCAACGCCAACAACGCCAAGGACAGCAACGTGCGGCAAGCCATCCTTGACTTGTACCCGCGTGTAGGAGGCGGCAAGACCCCGCAAGTAGGCACCAGCAAGCAGCCAGGCCCGCTGTACGGCGTAACATCGCATGTGTGGCCTGCCATCGGCGTAGGACTCTACGCACAAGGGATTATCAAGAGATGAAGGAAATCACATTCCAGAAGCGCAACGGGTTAGCCGTGCCATACCTCGACAGCGATGCGGAGAAATGGTCCGAGTTTAAAGAGAACCAATTGACTCGGCACAAGGTCAGCGGAACCACCAAAGAGCGGTCATATCAGCAATTGAAGATGCTCCATGCCTGCTTGAAGATCGTTGCAGAGAACACTGAAGACAAGAACTGGAATACCCCGGAGAAGGCTAAACTTTCGCTCAAGGTTGCGCTGCATTTCATCGACCCTGGCGTGGTGATAGTCGATCCACAAGGCAACGTCCATTTCAAATACCGCTCATTCGGATATGACGACCTTCAGCACATGGAAGCCTGCAAGTTGTTCGACAGGGCATGGCCTATACTTGCCGGGGTGATTGGCGTAACTGAGGATGAGCTTTTGAGCGAAGGGAGGGACAAATGACAGACACCGAAGAGTTGAAATACCTACTCGACCGCAGAGCAGCAATGCACACCTCACTCCTGAACATCCTCTACGCGCCACGGGGCAATCATTACAACGTGCTGGATGCCTCGACACTCCGCGAGAACATTGCCGACCTCGACCGGCAGATACTGGTACTTAGGGAGAAGATAGATGGATGAGGAAGCGAAGTTTGACGAGGAAGCCCGTAGGCGGCGCTTCTGGGCGAATTACGACCGGCTGATGGCATTGCCCCACGTTACCCTGGACGAGACGCTGGAGCATATCAGGACGGCGTTCAAGGGGCAGCGGAAGCAGGGGGCAAGTTGGAACGATATGCCGCACAGGCAGTACCGGACATATCGGCTGATCAATCCGGGCTTTGGGATGCCCGTTACTATGGAGTGGTGAGATGAACATAATCGAGTTTGACCAAGTGTGTACGAGTTGCAACGGCACCGGACTATATCAAGGAATGGCTGAGAGGAACGGTGCTGCGGTTGTCTGCCATACCTGCAAAGGCACTGGATGCAAGCACGTTAAGATCGAGTACGAAAGTTTCACCTCACGCAATAACGCAGTTGGGGTCAAGATGGTCTACCGCGTCAATCCTGGGGTTGTGATTGGCGAAAACGAAAATATTAAGCTGGAAGATTTTGGCGGGATGCCGGTCGGTAAGTGGTTGGACGGCAAGCCATTCCCATCGGGTTCAGAGGACAGGAAGCACACTTGCCCGAAGTGGTGGTATCAGAGCGCAGACTATCGCAAGGGGCCGAAGTGGGAAGAGTGCGATGAGGCTCTAGGTGTGACGTTCTCAAGATGCCCGTATTTCGCAACAAAGGACCAGTGCTGGAAACGGTTTGAGGACGAGGCTGGTGAATGATCACCGAGAAACAATACATCAAGTTAATCCTATCGCTAGGCTGCATAGTCTCCGGAGAGGATAACCCGGTCCCGCACCATCCGAAGTGTTTCAACAATGGCTACGGCAAAGTGTCTGACTTCCTGGCGATCCCTTTGGCAATGAGGCTGCACACGATGCAGGATGACGCGATACACAACAACAGGTCGCTATTTGAGGACCGCTATGGGCGCGAGGTTGATTTGATTGCCCGGACGGTACAGGCAGTTGCAAGTAAAATTCGGAGGAAATAATGGAAATCAAAACAGAGTTTTCGTGCGGAGACAAGGTGTACGTCCTGTCTCGCCATAACTGGCCATCAAAAGTCGAGTCTGTTTCCGGGCCGCTGACTGTCGGGCAGGTGCGTGTCGAGGTCACAGATTCAGCCGGGATTGATGGAGAAGAGACGTTTGATAACTACAAGGCAATAAAGAATTATGAGGAAGGGTACATGCTGGTAGAAACCGGCATCGGAACCGGCACTATCTACGATGTTAGGGATATGTTCCATACCTCAGCAGGTGCGCACATAGAGGCACTGCGGAGAAACCAATTGATTGAGGGGGAAGGGAAATAATGGAAAACAAAGACGAGAAGACGCACTACAGGAAAGCATTCAATTCACCGTACCTTTCAGCGGCTGATATTGTTGAACCGATGACGTTCCAGGTCAAGAGGGTTTCGCTGGACGAAGACAAGACGAAGAAGACCAAGGATCATTTCAATACGATTTACTGGGTCGAGAAGGAAATCAGAGCCGGTGAAGAATTGAAACCGATGATTCTTAACGCCACCAACTCACGTACCCTTAAAAACCTCACAGGAAGCCCGTACATCGACGATTGGGGCGGAACGCATGTAACGGTATACGTTGACCCTAGCGTTCGCTTTGGGCGTGATACGGTCGAAGGATTGCGTATCTCATCAGAGAAGCCGAAAATCAGGAAACCTGAACTTCTCCCCGGTACCCCTGCATGGACAAGAGCGGTTGATGTCTACAAGAAGAAGTCAAGTTTTGAGGACATCTTGAAGCACATGGAAATATCAGAGGCAAACAAAGAGGCCATTATCAAGGAGGCGGCAATCCCGGCAGCAGAATGATATTCCATGACGTTGATCAGAATAGTGATGAATGGCTTGACATGCGTGTCGGCAAGATAGGTGGGTCTTCAATAGGGAAGATCATGGCAAACTATGGCAAGGCGTTTGGAGATCCAGCCCACGGTCTAGCTGTACAGGTCGCAATAGGGCAGATAACCGGAGTGCGGCAGGACGGTGGATTCAGCAACGAGCACATGGACCGGGGGCATGAGCAAGAGCCAATAGCCCGCAGCCTATACGAGCAGGAATATTTCTGCACTGTATCAAACGGTGGCTTCTTTGAAAACGGAGATATTGGGGTAAGTCCTGACGGGCTGGTCGATGATGACGGAGTAATCGAAATCAAGAGCGTCATTCAGACGGTACATTTTGCAACGGTCAAGAGGGGTAAATACGACCCGTCCTACAAATGGCAACTGTATTTCAACCTGCAACAGACCGAGCGTGACTGGATAGACTTCGTTAGTTTCTGCGCGACGTTCCCTGAAGGAAAGAGGTTGTTCGTTGACAGGATATATCGTGACAAGTCACAGGCGGAATTTGAGATGATTAACACGCGGGTTGACGAGTTTAGACGGTTGGTTGACGAAAAAAAAGATGTGATAAATCGGTTATAGGGGGTGAAGTGATGGACATCGGCGCAGGTATCTTCCTCGGGTGGGTGGTGTTCCTCTGCGGATATCTTTTTATCAGAAATATCTGGGTTTATAACCAGCGGATGAAAATGATAGATAAGGATTATAAGACATACAAGAAACTCCCCAGTTATGACGCGATGATGGTAGGGCGTGGATTCTGGCGGTGGGATATCGAATATTTCATCAAACTGGGGGAGGGCAAGTGATGAATATACCGTACAGGCTGGTAAGAGAATGGATCTGCCCTCACTGCGGGGGAAGTAATCTAACAACCGAGAGCGATGTAATTGAGGATGGATGCGCTGTGTGCTGGAAATGCACCAGTGAAATTGGGATCGAAAACTTTGAGGAAGAGGTGGAGTAACATGGTAAACAAAGTGATTCTTATCGGTAATTTAGGCGCAGACCAGGA